AAATTGGTAAGTGTTATGAACATGTTGAGATTACACGCCCTGAATATACAAGGGGTCAGGGTTTTAAATATTACACTACAAATTCACCTAGATATGTTGGTAAATTTATTAGTGAAGAAAGAGTTCAACCTGCAAATCCTGATTCACCGATATCTTCTTTTTTTGAAGATAATGGCAAAAAAAACCGCGTAGATCATTCACCTCGTGGAACTACAGCTTATAGAGAAGTTGAATGTAAAAATAGTGGTGGTATGCGTAAACGCTCTAGACGCACAAGGCGTAAATTAAAGACACGCAAGCACCGTAAGTAATTACTTACTTACTCTAGAACATTGAACACCACATCTGGCTCCTCCAAATCCACATCGCCGTCAGGCATCACTGCATTCATGCGCAGGCGCACCGCATTGCACCGCTCATCACCCATGTTCGCTAGCTCCTCAGCAATGTCATCATCATCCAGGTCCTCCACATCCTCCTCATCCAGATCAGCAACGGGGGGTAGACCCTTCTGTAGCCTCAGCAGTGCTGCCTCATCCAGAAGCAGCTGCGAGAATGTGGTGCCGCCATTCATTGTCTGGCCCGTCATGATCTTGGCGCTGACACCAGTCACAGGATCCATCTCTCCAAACAAGGCAGCGCGGAGCAAGATCTTCTCAGTCTCCTCAAAGGAGGCCTTGGCCAGAGGGCCAATATTATTCTTATTGATACCATAACGGTCAACTGACATCAGTCGGCCATTACGAGTCATGCTATCAATGAGTAGGCCTAGGTGCCGGTAGTTCACACCTGCATCTGCAAACAGTGACTCAATCTCCGTCAGTAGGATATTTCGCCCAGCCTCAATACCTAGAACATCCATCACATCGTGGACATTAGTGGTGTAGAGTCGTGTAGGGTCCACTGCGGGGTGATTCATCACCTCAATAAAGTTGCTGCCATCTGTATCAATGAGATATTCAGACACCTTGGTAGGCTTACCCTCCACAAGCTCAACGCGATTCTCTGACTTGCTGAAGGAAGCAGCCTTGATGCCAGGGACGCCGCGAATTGCAACCGTCATCAGTAGACGCGCCTGGAACTTCTTGAAATTCGTGTAGTCGTCGGTATCCGTATCAATTCCGCGATCTAGGCGAATACGCATAATGAGCTTCTGGGAATTGAAGTCCGTGTAGATCATACCAATAGTATTGTTGAACTTCTCATTCAGCACAAAGGCTACATCGTCCATGGTAATATTGCGGTTAAACATCGCCTCCTTGTTGAACTCCATGCGCAACATCCACTTACTAAATGGCTCTACCGCCTCAGTGGTTTGCTCAACATTATCAGTAGCTGCGCTAGTAGCTGCGCTAGCAGCTGCGCTAGTAGCTGCAGTAGATCCAGCCCCTCCAACTCCACCAAGCATAGATCCAAGCTCCCTCTGCTCAAACATCTTGTAGAAGGCAATCAAGCTTCTATCCTCAGGAACCACTGTCTCATCATCCTTCGGATCATAGTATAGACCCACCGTCGTAACAATGTCACGAAGCATAGTGAGCTCCAGGTCCTGAATTACCTCACGCGCCTTCTCCTTATCCTCGCGGAACTCTGGCTTTAGAGCAATATTCAGCGAGGTCGCCTTGGGTGCCTTGGTCACCTTGAATACCTCCTTGAGACGAGGAACACCACGTGTCATACCTGACTTGGCAGCCACACCTGCCAAGTGGAACGTATTCAGAGTCATCTGCGTAGCAGGCTCACCAATGCTCTGGGCTGCAATGATACCTACCTGCTCTCCAGGCTGTGCCCAGGAAGACCAGTTCTTCAGAAGAATCTGCTCAACCAGTGTATTGAAGGCAATCTTGGTTAGGCGGTGCTTTACAATTGAGCTGTGAGGTCCAAGGTAGAAACGAAGCATCGCTCCCCACATCTTGTGAAAGGGTAGGGTGCGTGCCTGAAGGTCCTTCAGGCGCTCAATAACATATTCAGGCGTCAGATCAGTCTTAGCAGTTGCCTGGATTGCAAACTTGATCTTCAAGTTCATAACCATGCGGTCCAGGTTCATGGGACCCATTAAACTCTTGGAGCGACCATTACGGAATACACCATTTACCAGCATATTGCGGTCTGCAATTACCTGGTCCACCAGCCCATTAATCATCTCCGCATTCTCAGAGCGTCCAGCGTCATCTGTGAGAACATCTTCCCACTTGATTCCCTGGAGACCAACCAGCTTTCTGATCTCCTCATCACTCATGGAATGAATAGGGAGGCCAAGAACTTCCACCTTTGTGCAGCTGATTCCATCCTCGCCATAGTGGAACTGCACAATTCCACCACGAGCATCACGCACAGTTCCATCATGCTGGGTTACCAGATCCTCCATGGCCTTCACCATCTGTCTCTGAATATAACCCGTCTCAGCCGTCTTCACTGCTGTGTCAATCAGACCCTCGCGACCTGACATGGCGTGAAAGAAGAACTCCTGAGGCGTCAAGCCCTTCACGAAGCTATTCTCCACGAAGCCACGGGCCTCTGCACCGTCATCAAACTTCTTGTAGTGAGGCAGTGTGCGATCAGTGAAGCCAAAGGGAATACGACGACCCTCAATATTCTGCTGACCAACGCAAGCCACCATCTGCGAAACGTTAATCGTTGAGCCCTTGGAACCGGCTTTCAACATGCTGATGAGACGATTCTCCTGGGCAAGAGCCTTCTGACCCAGCTTACCCAGCTCCTCAATGGCCTTATTTAGCTTACCGAATACCTGGCCCTCAAACTCATCCTGGTTAGAGCGACCCGTATTATTATCAAACACGTCCATGTGCACCTGGAGAACAATCTCATCGATCTCCTTCTTGCGTGCCTGAACAATGTCATTCATGCGAGACAGGGTCTCGTCATCGGCCACTAGATCAGAGAGACCAATGCTGAAGCCGCTCATGATTAGATAGGCCTCAATTGTGCTCTGAACAGAGTCAATAAGATTCACTGCTGCCTGGGCACCAAAGTCATTGAATGTCGTGTGAACCACGCCGACACCCGTCTTATTCAGAATATCGTCATCAACGATGCCTGCACCCTGAATCATTCCATCACGGATCTTGACAGAGTTATTGGGATTAGAGTCCTCATCGAAGAACTTGTTCTTGAGGTCGGCGTTAATGGGGGGCAGTAGATTACCCAGGACCTGCTGGCCTGACCAACGCGCAGCGCCACCCACAATCTGTGGCTCAGGCAAATTTCCATCAAACCGCTTGTTCCACATCATCAGGTTCATGTATTCACGGCGGGTGAATGTATCTCCCTGCTTCGTAATGCGATAGGATCCTAGCAGTGCATCCTGAACCACCTTGATCACTGGCTTCTGGTGTCTGGGTGAAATCATCTGGTAGGGGACTGCGGCAATGTCCTGTAGCTCCTGGATTGCCTCAGAGCTCTGAGGAATGTGAGCATTCATCTCATCACCGTCAAAATCTGCATTGTAGGGTGCCACTGCAGATACATTCAGGCGAAAAGTATTATATGGGAGCACACGAACACGGTGCCCCATCATAGACATTCTGTGGAGCGTAGGCTGTCTGTTGAAGAGAACCATGTCGCCGTCCATCAGATGCCTATTCACAAGATCACCACTGTAGAGAACAATCTCCTTAGTATTCACGTGGGCCAGGGAAATCATGCGTCCATCAGCGCGCACCAGAGTCTTGGCACCAGGATAGGTCGTTGTGCCATTCTGAACTAGCTTGTAGAGCTTATCGCGATTGTAGTCAGTGACGCGCTCAGGCACAGTCAGATTCATAGCAATCTTGATGGGGACACCCAGCTCTGCAATAGAGATATTGGGATCAGGGGTGATAACTGAGCGCGCCGAGAACTCCACACGCTTACCCTGCAAGTTATAGCGAATACGACCCTCCTTTGACCCCAGACGCTGCTGGATGGACTTTAGTGGGCGACCACCACGCTGGGCAGATGGCGCAACACCAGGGATCTGGTTATCCACGAGGGTGGCAATGTGATACTGCAGCACATTAGTCAGCTCATCAATGTAGCCCTTGTTGGCCTTGGATCCCTCGGCATCCATCTTGGCCAGAAGCATCTTATTTGTCTTGATAATCTCAAAGAGCTTGTGAGTCAAGTCATCTTCTGAGCGCTGATTGTTCTCCTGCACAACAGAAGGACGCACCTGAGGAGGAGGAATTGCGAGCACAGAGCAAATCATCCAATCAGGGCGACACCAACGAGGGTTGAATCCCATGAATGCCACATCCTCGTCAGTAATGCGGCGAAAGAGACGCTGCACATACTCCACCTCAAGCGCCTGCTTCATTGGCTCATGGCTAACGCCGGCTCCACTTGCCTTGTCTGCACCATTCACGCCTTCCCACTCGGCGACAATGCGCGCAATGCCCTCGCGCTTGTAGCGATCAGGCTGCCTGGAACCACAGCCATCCTCGGTCTCCTGACCACAACGGGAAATATTGCTAGATGCCTCCATTAGCTCCTTCCAGCGACCCTCACCCTTCTTGAGCTTAATAGACGTGCGCATTTCCTTGTCAACAAGGAGCTTGGAACAACTTACGCATACACAACTTAGAACATTCAGAATCATAGGGAGGAACTGGATATAGTAAACTGGACGGCCGAGTCTGTAGTGACCAAAATGGCCAGGACAGTTATTGTTAGATTGGCCGCAGGAACGGCACTGCTTGCCATTCTCCAAGACACCCATGCGGGGATCAAAGAGGCCGCCAATCTTGGGCTCATTTCCCTCATAGGTATTATTTGAAGTGATTTCAACTACAGACCGTTTCTCAATCTCGTCAGGGGAGAAAATACTGAACTGGATGCCCAGAATGGGTTCAATTTCAGAAGAGGACGGCATCTCTGAGGTTATGTGTGTTCTTTTCTAAGCCGGGAAATTGCATCAATTTTTGTAGTTAGTATGAACCATAGCAATTAATTAAATAATTATATTAATTGTTATAGTAAGGTCTAAACTATATATAATATAATAGAGTATGCCTGGTTTAACAAAAGTAAAGTCAGTCAGTGAATTTATAGAAAAAGATGCAGAGCAAGGGGTTGAACGAGCATATATATATTATAATAAGCCATCTACACATTTACATACTACGAAGCAAGAGATTGACTTATTAGAAACTCCAAAATGGGGGAAAATGCTTTTCCTAGACGGATGTCTTCAGAGCACAACAATGGATGAAGTTATCTATCATAATACTCTGGTGCATCCCTTGCTTTATAGCCTTAAGAAAAAAGAGAAAATTCTTATTCTCGGTGGTGGCGAGGGTGCCACTGCACGCGAGGTTCTTCGGTGGCCGGTCTACTCGGTTAAAATGGTAGATTATGACCAGGAATTAGTTGAGCATATGCAGCTCTATGGGAAGCAATGGTCACAGGGTGCGTGGAAGGATATACGCCTTGAGGTAGATTACGAGTGTGCCTGGGTTCATATGGCAAAGGCTAATAAATACGATGCTGTAATTGTTGATTTAACGGATCCAGATTTCAAGAGAGAGCGTTGGCTAGAACTTTTGACAAATGTTATAAAGTCTGTAAAAGATTCCAAGGGTGGTTTTGTGATGAATGCTGGACTCTATTTACCTTGGAATACTTGTAAACTCCAGGAGGTTGTAGATCTTATTCGGCAGCTTTGTTCTAATAATCGTGAGTTCAAGTATTATGTTTATACGGCCTTTGTTCCGAGTTTTAATGGTGAATGGACCTTTATTGCAGTAATGCATAAGCAAGCCTTTATGATTGAACCAGAGCATCTGACAATAATTCCGGCTTGGATTCGTAGATCAATTAGAACATTACCAGATTCACTTCTTGAGTCAGTGTCCACTGCACCCATTTTAACACGGTTAGAATAATCCAGTGGGTTCTACGTAAAATGAGACATCTAAAGTTGCGCAGGCTCAACAGTATAGTGATGGCGAAAAAGACAATTTGTCTTACGATGATAGTCAAGAATGAGGCACATCTTATCCTTGAGTGTTTCAGACACCTTTCAAAATATATTACATTCGACTACTGGGTAATTAATGACAATGGGTCAACCGATGGAACCCAGAAAATCATTAAGGACTATTTTGCAGAAAAGGGAATCCCAGGTGAGCTTGATGAGACGCCTTGGCAGGATTTTGCCTTTAATCGCACTGTGGCATTTAAGAGAGCCTTTGAGAAAACTGACTACGCATTTGTCTGGGATGCAGACGATGAAATCTGGGGGGAGTTTAAGTTACCTGCTGTGCTTGACCAGGATCACTACAAATTTATCTTTGGGAATGAAATGGGCGTTCGTTATTCCAGGTGCCAGCTCTTCAATAATAAGAAGCGATGGCACTATGTTGGCGTGATCCACGAATATCCCGCAGCCCTTGAGCCAGTTTCCCCCCCCTTTGATGTTCTAGGAAACTATTATTTCATTTCTGGTCGCCGCGGTGATAGAAGCAAGGATCCAAATAAATATCTGAAGGATGCTCTTGTCTTGGAAAAGGCATTCAAGGAGGCATTTGAGAAGAAGGATCCGATTTACAATCGCTATTGTTTCTACACGGCCCAGAGTTACAATAGCTGCAATCATCATGAGAAGGCAATTGAATATTATAAGAAAGTGCTTGATATAGATAATTGGGTCCAGGAGAAATACGTGTCCTGTATTGAAATCTATGATCAGTATGATAAGCTACAGAAAAATAAAGAGGGTCTCTTTTATTTAGTAGAGTCGTTCAAGTATGATACACGGCGTATAGAAGGTATTTATCGTCTGATTAAATACTACTGTATTAATGGACCAGTTGAGGCGGCATATGCGTATTATACTATCATAGCAAATCATTATGAGAACCAGTTTGTCAAGGAGAATGTTGCGGATTACTTATTTACAAAAAAGGAGGAATATGATTTCTATTTACCGTATTACATGGTAATTGTTTCTCAACGTGTAGGCCGCTTGGATACATGTGTTAAGATGTTAGAGATGATCTTTAATCAGAATTATTTACATTCTGGAGAATGGTGGATTCATAATCTGTTTCATAATATCAAGTTTGCGATTCCTGAGATGCCGAAGAATCTTGAATTTCTTGAAAATATGCTGAAGTATATTGACGCCTTGAGACGGCGTGGTGTAGCGCTAAATGATAATAATAATAAGGTGGTTGATTCTATTATTGCACATTATAGACCACTGCTTGTAGAACCTGTTCCATCACACTATGCTTTAATGCCTAAGCGAAATAATGGCCACAATGGGACTGCTAGGCCCCGTGTTATGTTCACTATTACAACATGTAAGCGATTTGACCTCTTTGAGCAGACTGTGAATTCTATTCTGAAGAACTGGTTAGATATAGATAAGATAGATTATTTTTTCTGTGTCGATGATAATTCGTCTAAGGAGGATCGCCTGAAAATGCAGACCCAGTATCCATTCTTCAATTATCACATGAAGTCACCTACTGAAAAGGGGCATAGGGAGAGTATGAATGTCATCTGGAACAAGGTAGCAGAGCTGAACCCAGAGTATTTAATTCACATGGAGGATGACTGGCTCTTCTTCAAGCAGGAGAATTATGTGACTAGGGCAATTGCTGCTCTAGAGAAATACGAGGGCCAGCAGATTCACCAGATAGTATTTAATCGCGAATATGGTCTAATGATGTCAGATATGCAACGTGTAAATGTTGCCCCCCTTGGCCCAAGAGAGGAGGGTCTTTGCTTGCATATAAAGAAGGAAGGGGTTCAGGGACCCAATTGTGCCTATTGGCCGCATTATTCCTTACAGCCATCTGTCTGCAGGGCCAGTAAGATTTTGGAGCTGGGTGACTATACGTCACCGAACCAATTCTTTGAACGTGATTATGCGGATAAATACCATGCCAAAGGATATCTGACAGCGTTCTTTGATTTTATTTATAGCCTGCATATTGGAAAGCAGTCCTGGGAGAAGGAGGGGAACAATGCGTATTCGCTAAATCAAGTAGGGCAATTTAAGCCTTCTGAGGCCAAGGGCTCAGATACAACCGTGGAAATAACACTTCTAGAAAATAATTGTCCTCTACAAGGCACAATGGCGCAGCATTTAGAACAAATTCTCAAAAAAATTAATTCAGGAACACCCTTTGGCCTCATTCGTCCCTCAGACGGCGAATACAAGATTCTGAAGAATGAAACTCTGACGAACTTGGATGCATGGACCTTCAAGCAGGGAGGAAAGCTGAGAGAGCAACTTGCAGAAGCTATTAAGACTGTAGATCCGAATCTCTATATTGGAATCCCTTGTAATACCTGCAATAAGCCATGGAATTGCACAGATCAAATCTACAATGATTTTCTGGACACATACAATGTTCCCTTGGCCCAAAGAACTTATGCGAATCTAGTTGGGAATTCTAATTGGCAGAGATTCTCGGATTTCATGAAGGCGTATACCCCAGGGTTTTATCTGATTACATCTGGCCAGAATCAAACTCAGCTACCAATCAAGGAACTCTACACTATTGATAAGCAGCTAGTTGATCGCTGGAACACGGTGGGCGAAGAGGAGACTGCACGCCTACTACGATTTATCAAGGGCAAGAAGGGGTTAATCTGTTTCTCAGCGGGGCCACTTTCTAAGATCTGGATTCCCATGTGCATGAAGTTGGAACCTGGCAACATGTATATGGATGTAGGGGCATCTCTAGATATTTTTACTAAGGGTGCTACTAATAGACTATATACAGATAAGAGTCACCCTTTTTCCAGAGACCAATGTATTTTCAGAGATTCCATTCCAGATTTGTCCCTTTTATCTGTGATTCCAAGCATTATGCCTCTAGCCACTTTAGAGTCCCTGGAACCCTTAGAGTCCTTAGCAAATCAACTTGAGCTCAAGAAGAATCTAGTCTATCTGGGTGTCTTTTTCAACAAGGATTATCTTGAGCTTCTCAAGGCACTACTAATTTCAGTGAAACTCTTTTCGCCAGCAGCGCTAGACTCCGTTGATTTTCTCATTATGACAAGCCGCGATTTTGCTGCAGATATTCAACAGATTTCGGATGATGTAGGTATCCCCTTGAATCTTATGTTCCTAGATACAAGTAGGTTGAAGGGTGCCGCCTTTGCACGACTCTATATCTTCGAGTATGATCGCATTATGTCTTATGAGAAAATTCTCTATCTAGATACAGACATTATAATTCAAGGAAACCTCATAAATGTATTTAGCGAGCAGCTGGAGGACAAGCTATATGCAATGAAGGAGGGAACTATTGAGCATGAAATTCACGGAGGGCACTGGTTTGATTTCTCAATGATAGACAAGAATACAGTAGGGCTAAATAGCGGCATCTTACTATTCAAGGCTACTGAGACCATGAAGGCAATTTTCACTGAAACAATTGCGCATGTAGATGAGCTAAGGGCCGCAGGTAAGCCAATGCCGAGTTGCGAAGATCAGGCCTTTATTAATTATCATTTTATCAAGGCCGACAAATACGATAATCATCTAATGGAGAAATATGGACTCATTTACTGCATTGACCCGCCCCCACCACCATCTGCGCCCACTGAGATTGTCATTTGTCATTTTGTCTGGCCAATAGGAAATGCCAAGCACAAGATTGGTCGTATGAAGCCTCATTTAACCCATATCTTGAAGAATTATGCGTCTATATATCTTGATTCTAAAAACAAAAATGCCCCAATCCTTCTAGGCAAAACCTTTGCATGGGATCAGCATGGTTGGATTCGGTTTGATGCTAATAGTCTCTTAGTGACTAAATGGGGTCTGGGTTCCTATGAATGGGTTGACTCTCATTCCTTGCATGCATCGTGGGCAGGAATTACACATTTTCTGCGATTTACT